CCAGATAAAGGATTTTTCTTAGAATCTTGTGAATGTGAAACTACAACTGTATGTTTAGCACCAAGTTTTTCTGCTGTGGATTTTACTTTATCAATAAGTTTTAAATGGCCAGTCGTTGGAGGATTCATGCGACCAAAAGCCATTACTACCGGTTTGGCGTTCTTTTTTGCTTCTTCAAGTATTTCTAGAAAAGATTTCATTTACGTACTTTCAATAAATTGGCCTTAGCAAACTCTTTACGATTTACTAATTTGGTTGGTTCGCCTGCATGATTAACAACAAAACCTTCTGGACCAGTTCTCTTATCATCTATATGATGTTCTAATCCACCTTCGTGTTGTTCTAGGTTATTAATTAATATATTTTTAGCTTGTTGTAAATGATGGTGCATTTTTAACAAGTTATCATAGTCTTTTTTATATACATCGATATGTTTTGTGTGTGCAGTCAATTCAGCAGACTTACGACCTTGTGCAGCTGGTGTTTTTAATTTTTCCGTTGCTTTTTTATACTTATCCGCAATATGTTTTTTCAAACCTTCAGCGGAAGGAACTTCATCAGTTCTAACCGTATGATTTATATATGTTGATAAATGTCCGGTTTCACCTTGATGAGGTTCCGTAGATTTATACATAGTTTTACCATGTTCTTTATGTAGTTTTTCAGCTGCATCCATGTGTTTATGAAACTCAGCTTGGTCTCTTTCAGAGTAATGGATTTGCTTTGTGTCGTGATTAGGAGATTTCTGATAAACATCAGGATGTTGTTTGAAATTATGCAAGTCTGGATGAGAGTCCGCTTTCATTGAAGTAATATCTTTACCGTGATATTGTGTATGTGTTACAACACCTAGTTTAGATTTTTTGACTCTTTCTGCTTCTTCACCGCTTGCGGTATATTTAATAGTATTAGGTGTAAATGATACTTTACCGTTTTTTTCTTGTTTTAAGTCGGTACCTGAGTGCATAATATCCCCTTGATACACACCAGTTTTAGGTGCAACTTTTTTAAGGTGATTCAATGCTGCATGTAGTTTATCCATGAGTCCAGGGGCGTGTCCATGGTTCTTTTTAATATCTTCATGCGTATAGTTAATCTTAGGTTCTTTATTAAAAGCAGACTTTGAAGCTACAAAAAACTTACCATTTTCTGGATGGTGTCCAAAAACTACAGCAGGTGAACCATCATATTTCATAGTAAGTGCTGAACTATTACCACCAGATTTTATATGTTCGTGTGTCTGATTTAAAGCATTCTTGGCATGTTCAAAACCTTCTGCGCCGTGAAACAATGGTCTATCTTCAGCATGGTGAATATGCTTTAACTTGCCATCGGATTCGGCTTCTTCTTTGAGAAAGGTTAAAAACTTATACATTGGTTCCTTTTATGGGTTGCAACACACTATGGTTGCTAAAAAAGAGAGATTTGGATGTATTTATCCAATTTTTTAGATTATATAACCCAACAGTTAAAATGTTGGGTTTGATACATAGTCACATATTTGTTGGATTTTGATAAGGCATTACTTGTTCGTTTTGATTTCTTATCAAAAATCGTTGTGCAACTTCAAATGATGTACCTTCAAAATCAATCCAGTATGTTACCAACTTGCCTTTTCCATTTCTGTAATGCATAGGTAGTGAATGTACTAATGCTCGACTTGAATAATAATATATTAGTTCTCTTGGACCTCTATCTAAAGAACCAGCAAAATGAGATGTTGCGGTATCACCTCCACAAAATATTTCTGCTTCCATAATATGGTTTAAGTTATCATCGTAGTCATAACTCATTTTCCATCCAGCATCAAGGAATTTAGGTGCAAGAACAAAATTAGTATCTTTTATACAAAGTACTTTTTCCATTTCAAAATAATCAAGCCATTTATATCTAAATGTTCCCATCATATCATTAAAATAATCTGATGGCCAATTTCTATATCTATTGTAAGGAGCATCAAAAAGTGGACAAACCACTAATTTTCTAGGTGTCATGGGTCTATCATTTTTGATAACTACCAAATCTCCAGAAATATCTCTAAAATCAAATAGATTGACTTTTCTCCAAGCTAAATCATATTGACCTTTATTTTCATCAAAATAGTCAGTATGATTTAATAGTTTTTTGTACATTTTTTGGCAATAATCAGCAGAATCTATTGAACCTGGAAGTAAATGAAATTTTACTCCAGCATCTTTTTTTCTTATATGTTCAATAGCATTACCTACTGCAATTAAATCTCCAGCTTTTAATGGTCCACCAAAATAACCAACACCAACATTAAAAGTATAACTCACGACTTTTCTCCTACAATCATAAACGAATCATTCATATCTCTATCCGAATAGAAAATATTACTATAATCTCTATCTTCCATATAATCTTTTAAAATTTCTGGCGAAAACATATGAATGTGTTTTCTATTATTCCAAGGTCTCCAGTATTCTTGGTTATAATGTGGAAGATATAAGAATAATATTCCTCCAATTTTTAATTTGGTTGTCCAATAGTCAAGAGCTCCTACCCAATCAGGTAGATGTTCTAAACAATGACTAGAATAGATATAATCTAAATTGTCATATTTGAAATTATATGCATCGTTACCATCTTTGAAATTTAAATCAACACCTGTTGCACCAGGGTAACACCACTCTTGTCTATTGCAACCAATGTCAATTCCTTTTCCTTGGCAAAAATGTCTTGCATAAGGAATTGCAAATTGTGATGCATTACCTTCAGCTTGAAAGTGTGGATAATTTTTACGTTTATAATTTAATATTTTCATACTAATAAAGCTTCCAAATCTTTTGCATGTACCAATTTACCTTTTCTATTCAAATAGAAATGTTTTTCAAACACTTTATCAATATTTTTTCCATTATCCCAACTAACATCATTATCACCAACTCGCCATTCTGGTTTCCAATCTTCTGGTTTCCAAACGCAATATAAAGGTACATTACATAAATCGGCAAGCATACCAACACCAGTTAAGTTGGTAATAAATGGTTTTTTAAGATTTTTAATGATATAAGTATTTGTCAACATATCATTATTATAATCAATAAATTCATATTTGTCAAGGTGGGCTAAGATATTCACCTCTCTACGGTCATCAATATCACCTACACCCCATCTATCACCAACGTAATAGGTATCTTTAATTTCAATATCTAAATCTGGCGCTTTAAGGCATACATTATCATCCACTTCAAATTGAATATTTGGATAACGGTCTCTTACCCAATTTTCGTAACGACAGGTTTCTATTGGACGATTTGAGTCACTTTTATCTTCTCTGATTGGCCAACTACTTAATTGCATAATATCGCCATACATAAAAACTTCATCATCAAAATTCACTTCATCAAAAATTCCTTGATACATTAAGAACTCTTTAAGTCCTTTAAATTTACGCATTTCTTTTTTAATAATTAGTGACATTGTGCCACCGGCAGATTTTGCTAAACCAGAATATACTGGATAACCATTTAAAAAATCTCCAAGATTCGAAGTTCCACTTACATATGCTTTCATTGATAATCCTTAAAAATAATAAACCAATTGTTCACATCAACATAATTCAATTTGAAATTTTCTTTGTCTTTTAAATATGACATTAATAATAGTGTTTGGTCATCATCTATAAGAGAATCTCTAAGTAATTCTTCCATACTCAATTGCATTAGATTCCATAAATGATGCCATTTATTTGTTGGAGCAACTATATGACATCCTTGAATATAGACATCATTAGTTTTAATAATATCTACAATAGGACGGTTTTGTATTTCTTTAATGTTAAAGAAATTAATTTTATCACCAAAATCGTGTTCCCATTTTAAATTTTTAGGAACAGTATCATCAGTTCTTGCATATCCAAAATCAATCCATGCTGTTTGTTCCGTTTCAATTAAATCATTTTCTATAGCGTCACATATAAAGTATGATTTTAAATAATTGATTAAAACATATTCTGCATTCCAATATTCAGGCATTGATGGTTGTGTAACACCTTTTAAATATTCTGGATTTTTTTGAACAGAAGATATTTTATCCAATAATGGCTTCCAATTTTCAAAAACATCCATTTCAACAATAGTAGTTAATCCTTCTAACCCAAACTTTTCTCTAATGTCAATAATTTGTTGATGATATTTTGGTTCGGTATAGATAACCATTGGATTTTGTATTGCAGCTATACGAGAAAAATTTTCAAAATAATTTTCTGTTGTACGCTTTAAATAAAAAGGCATAACTTGTCCGTTTTTTACTCCCGTCCAATTGCCTCTACCAATATCAAAAAATGCTGTTACGATAGTTGTTTTATGATTCATTCCAATAAAATCTCTTATAATTATTCACAATTTCAATATGTGGTTCTAATTTACTTATAAACTCATCATAATCAAAACCAGGTTTATGATTATGTGTATCAGTCATATATGGATTAACTGTATAATCTTTTCCACACAAATAAAAAAAGATAACTAAAAAACAATCCATCCAACCTAATGTACCATAAAAATTACTTTGAATATAACTAGCGTTTATCATAAACCATTCAGTTATCTTATCATAATTTTCTAAAAAGGTTTTAACATTATAAATTGAACCTCCGCCACCACCATAATATTTTGTTACAGGTCTTTTTCCACAATAACCTTCAATATAGTCCAAAACAACGTTTGGTATATTTTGTTCAACGCTTACTGGATGACAAGCCATTTCCCATTCGTCATGTACAGTAACAGGTTTAGTTAACCAAACATCATCTTCAGTCATCATTATATGCGTTGATTTGCAGTTAAGGCAAGCGTATTTAAATCTTTCCAACCAATTAAGTATATTATGAATTTCATAACCATAATTTGGATCTGGATATCCTAATTTTCTATCAAAATAATGATAATGACAATTATATTTTTTGGCAATATCTGACAAATCATCAGCACAATCTGAACCTAAAAAATAATAAGCATCAGGATGATACTTTCTAATATTTGCAACGATTTTTTCTGTTGATTCTTTTTTGCCTGCTGATGCTAAGTGTGAAAAAGCAATAGTAGCCATATTACATTAACCTATCTTTCCATGTTGCGGGGGTTTTATCACTAATAATTTCTAAAGGATAAGAATAATCAAATTCTTTAGGACCTTTTTGTCTAATATATTCAACTGTTTTTTGTACTGCTGTAACTAAATCTGTTTTTGTCTCATAACCTAAAAGGCGTCTTGCTTTATCGGAAGAACACATTGCATGTTTAACTTCTCTAGGCCTGTCTGGCATAAAAATAGGAGCATCTTTAAATCCTGTGCAATCAGCAACAATTTGTGCCATATCTTTAATAGTAATTGTACCCTCATCTGGTCCAACATTAATAATTTGACTAACAATGTTGTCATCTAATGCCATTTTTTCTAAACAACCAACAACATCATCAATGTATGAGAAACATCTAGTTTGTAAACCATCTCCATAAATGATTGCAGGCAATCCTCTTAAATTACGATTAATCATAATACTCATTACATTACGGAATGGGTCATCATATCTTTGGCGAGGTCCTACAATGTTATGAGGTACTGCAATATTCCATTCCATGCCGTGAGTTTCACATAACGCTTGTAAACATTGTTCACCACCAACTTTAGCAATACCATAAGGGTCAACTGGCATAGGAATCATATCTTCAGTAAAAGGAGTTTGTTGTGAACCATATCTTGCCATAGATGTGCAATAAACAAAACGTCTTACGTTTGCTTTAATAGCAGAAGTGATTGTTGAAAGACTTGCTTGAAAAATATTGCGTGTAATAAAATTAGGACTAAAAACAGAAAGGCCTTCATGTGCTGTTGCGGCAGTATGATATACAATATCAACACCTTCCATTAAAGGAGTCATTCTACCAATATCACAACAATCGATTTGGTGAAATTCTACGCCTTCAGGAACATTATCAAGGTAACCGCCAATAAGTGTATCGTTACCAATAACACTATGGCCTAATGCTAGCATTCTATCCGCTAAATGGCTTCCTAGAAAACCAGCAACACCAGTAATAAATATTCTCATTTTATCCTCTTAATAATTGTTAAGCCGTTACAATTGGTTCGTCTTTCAACTAATTCCCATTCGTCTTTTTTAGCTTCTAAAAATTCTTCAATAGCAGGCCAAATACCTCTACCATTAAATTCACCTCTTACAGCAAATAAGGTTGTATCATGAAATAGTATATATTTGCTTACTTTATCAGCATGTAACTCCAATTCTTTTTGCACTTGTTCGTATACGTGCAAACTATCAACCAACATCATATCTGTTGGAGCAATTTCAACTTTTCTAGTGTCTGCAACGTGTAACGTCACATTTCTACCTGAAGCTCTAGCTTCATCAAACCATTCTTTAACACCGGGCAAAGGATTAAATTCGTAACTATGAAGTTCAACATCATTCCTTAAAAAACCTTTTGTACTTACTCCCCAACCAACTCCTAATTCAGTACAATGTGTACACTCAGAAGCTAACTCTGCAATAATTGGCAAATGTTCATACATATCGGAAGGGGTAATACATGCTTGTTGATATTCTTGTTCAAAGTCCATTTTTAATTCGTCCTATAAATAAAGTATTGTGATTCATCGTCCTGCTGATATCTTTGTTGTACAAATTTTTTCCATTCTGGCACACGGTCATATTGGTGAACAATTGGAAATTTTGCACCCGAAATATTTAAAACAATGCCATCTTCTACTGTTGGTTCTGGAAATAATAAATTTGGTCTAAATCCAGCAATCTTAGATGGGTCTGCTACGGTACCAGCTTCACATGCCCAACCATCAGTTTTAAAACAAACATCTTTATATGGTTGTGTATTAATTAATACATTGAATACTGCTTGGTCACAAATAGGAATAGGTCGATTGATTGCGTTAGTAAAGATATTGAACACTATATCTTTTACATATTCAGAATCACCTCCAAATGTTCCTACATTAAAGATTTCATTATTTTTAAATTTTTCGTAAACGTATGGGCCATAAGACTGCATTAAGTTTTCATTACCCCAAGCTTCATCTTTGTACTTTAATCCTTCTGAAGCAATTACAAGTTTAAAGTTTCCATCCTGATATCTTGATTGTTTAAAAATATAAAAAGGGTCTGTTTGAAAATAAACATCCTTAACGTCTGTGGTAACCACATAGTCGTAATTTTTCCAATTATTATATAAAAAATCATAGATGGAAAGAAAACGTAACACATGTACAGGAATGTTTTGTACTTGAGCCATGGGTATAACAATAACACCTTGTTTTGTTAACCAATCTACTGTTTCTTTTGTTGTATTGCCTGCAACTAAAACAACATCATTATCACCAGCAACTTCTTTTGCCGATAAAACCCAAGGTTTTAGTTGATTGATTCCGTAATTTGTGTACCCGCCAATGATTAAATTTTTGTTCGCCATGGGAATTTTCCATTATATCGTTCATTCATTATTGCATTACCATTGATAAAGAATTCTTCATTAACAGAACCTTTACCGCCATCAACACGATAACTTACCGTGTATTCATTACTACAATCCCATTTAGGAAAGTGTTGCGCTAGAGCAGAAAAAAATACTCTATCTTGGCCCCAACCACCGTGCCATGCTTGTGCTAATTTTATCGCAACCGATGTTCTAAGGCAATAGGAATTAGTATCTATATGATGTATTCCGTGATATGTTTGCCATTTACCTAATGATTCACAATCATCAAAGCAGGCAAATTCACCACCTTTTTTATGAATCTTACGCAAAGAATAACACCAATCAAGACTTCTTGTTTCAATAGTTTCAACACATTTTGTTACATGTGATTGATAAAACCAATTGTCTTGGTCTAAGTATAAAACATAATCAGTATTTACCAAATGTGTAAAAGCAGCATACACACGATGACCATAAAAACCTTTGGCACCAACATTGATTGGTAAAGTGGCCATTACTAGTCTATCATCATCAAATTTACATTTTATTTCAATTGCTTTTTCTAATGCTTGTTTTCCGTCAACCACAACATAACAGATAGTATCTTTGTATGATTGATTTAATACAGATTCAATTGCTTGACTTAACTCTGGAGAACCAGTAGTTGGTATAATCACAGTAGCTGACATTTAGAACATCTTCCAAATTAATTGATAACCTGCGTAAATAGGTTGAAATCCTAATCTTCTAAAGTATTCAAATACAATTTTACCTTTTCCTTCTAAAGAACCTGCACCTTCAACAGTAACATTCTCCAACCAGTTATCATCAATAACAATTAATGCACCATCATTTAAAGATTGTTGTATTGTCATAAATTCGTAAAGGTGATGTACAGCAGATTCGAGGCACACATCTTTATCCTCTTTTGGAGCATCCATGCTATCTAAGTAAAGCAAATCAATTTTTCTATTTTCTTTTTTAAGTTGTTTGTTCAACAAATACAAATATGATACACTATCTTCTAAAGCACAGGTACTTTTCTTACTGATTTTACTTCTTGTGTAGACAACGCTTTTCAAATCATTATCTACTGTGTAGAATTTTCCACCGTAAGATTGCACAAACCAGTCAAACATAATACTGCTTTGACCATCTCCACCCCAACTACCTTCTTCTCTTGCACAACCGGTTTCTACAATAACCGGTTCTTCAATACCTCTTAAATATTCAAATATAATATTGAAACCATCTTTTCGGTGTTCTAATAAATCTGCAACTTTATCATATTCATAATCAAAGTCAATTTCTGCCATCATTTTAATCTCCAAATTAATTGTTAAGTTATTATATATTCGTCATTTATAAGAGTAATCACACATCATACGTGTTGGATAACCGTCACCGCCTTGTGTATCCCTAATATTAAGTTTAAGAATATAGTGTCCTGTTTCTATTTCCATATCGATACGTTTACCTGTACCTGTTTTACCACCATAATAAACAATACATGAAGTTGGTGTTGCTGCTGAATTCATGTATGATTCATCAACTTCATATACTTTAATACCACTACTTAACTTATGCACAATTGTATAACCGTGGCCAATTCCAGATTTTAAAAATGTTTTTAAATCTGCTTTTTGTTTTGCAGACATTGTAGGCCAAATATCTTCAGAATAACCCTTTTTCAACTTACCATTAAAGATATCACAAAATAATGCATTGTTGATATTAAACATATCAAGGATTTTTAATCCATTAGGATTCTTAATTAATCCAGATTTAATTTCTGCTGTTGTTAATACTGTTTTTACCCCTGAATTAAAAAACGTTACTGTTCCTCCAGTTTTACAACTCAAATAAACTTTTTTACTTCTACCACATTCTAATGTTATATCAGTAACAATAGGTCCTAGATTATTATTTTGTACGGGTATTTGTGAACCAATATGTACAGTAGGCGTAAATTCAAAAGGTCTTTTATTGTTTAATTCACCAACCTCTTTTACTTCCAAAGTTTTACATTTTGATACTTTGTGTAATTTATCTATTTGTTCAATTGCTTTTTCTGCATTGGTGTCCACAGATTCTCCGTTCCACCAATTGCGAACTTCTTGTGCAAATATTTTTTCAAATGCATTACCAACATTCTTTACACCTCTACCACCTGAAGAACCATCACCAAACTTCATTGTAATTTTGGTCGCTTTAGCCTTAGTTTTAAGTTTTGGTAAATCAACATCACCAACAAGACTTCTACTAATATTGATTTTACTTATACTTTGAGGATCAATATTAATTGGTGTCTTAATTTTAGGAAAATCTTTTTTTAGATGTGCAAATACTGAAATGATTTCTTCAATCTTCATCTTATCACCTTTTAAGGTGTTCTTAATTTCAGAAGCGGTTTCAGGAAAGAATGTGTATGCCATGGTCTTTTATTTATATGTTCTATCTGATAATCTGTATATCTTTACCTGATGTCCAAACTTCCAGTTCAGTTCTTAACCGACCTTCTGATTTCAAAGTTTCATATCTATTTGTTGCTTTATTTTTCCACCATTGAATCAAGTTTGCCAAATTATGTTTTTCAAAGTTTTCACCTTCAATCAACTTGTCCGTCTTACAGGTTATGTAATCTTTCCAGTTACTATACCCAAAATTACTTGTATAGTATCGTTTTTGTTCTGTCAACTTTTTAGCACCTTCAATCGTTGCTTGGAATGCCTCCGCTTCAGAAGTTCCTTTAAGTGCAGCTTTAGTCATAGATATAATCTTCATTGATATCTTTAATTTTCTACTAGAGATATTATCATCTACAATTTTACCAACTTTACTTTCAACAAAATCAACCAAATCTGAATAAGGTTTTCCATGCATCATTGGTAAAAAATCTGATTCTGTTTCACCTATATGTCTTATATATGGTTTCATACCATCATATTGTGATGACGATTTTGTTGAACCATATAAACTGGTAGTTTCAAATAAACACAAATTCATATCATATTTTTTGTTTACAATCTTACGGACTTCATGTGATGTACAGATGGCCGCAAGAAGTTTACCACCAAGATAATTAAAACCAAATGGTTGACTTGGTACGATTACAAAACCCATCATGGCACAATCATTGAATCTTTTACCCCATTCAGGTTTTTGCGTAAACACTTGTCCAAGCATTTCATTTCTAGGTTTACAGTTGATGACTGGCGAACCCAAACGAATGAATCCTAGATACTTGTCCGTTGTTTTTTCTCTTACTGCCAAGTGAATACTACGACCTACGGGTCTAATATTGATATGTGAAGATGTAATAGATAATAATGTTTCCCATGTACTCATTGGTATTTCACACACTTCGATATCCATATCTTTTGGATGCATCATGAAATCGGAGAATAAATCATCTTCTGGTGGAAATAATGATGCTGGTATTTCTGATAAAGAATTTAACTTTTGGTCTCGCATGTATTCATCAATACGTTCAAAGTTACCAAAATAATCCTGAAACACTTTAGCACAATGTATTGCATCATCTTTAGTTAATATCATACTTTAAAACCTTCAAATTTTTTCTTTGTATTATTACCAAAAGTATTTAATGGTTTATCGTTGTGACCAGCATCAGCAATATCACTTTGTGCTGATTGTTCAACATCATATAATCTCATCTTTGCTCTATCAACACCAATAGTAAACCTTTTATAAAAAGTGGGGTCATTATACCTATTCTTTAATTGTTTGACCATGATTTGACCCATAGATTCCAAATCTTCACTTGTAATCAAAGCAAACATTAAGTCTGCCGTGGCGGGAAGTCCGAAGCTTTCACTCGTATCTTCAAGTCCTGGGTCACTTGATGTAAATCCGCTTCTTGTAGTCTGTGTAGCAGATACAATTGGAACATTATACTCAACAGCAAGACCTCTAAGTTCTTCCGCAATTGATTTAACGTAGGTATAGGAATTAATATTTGCACCAGCCTTAATTCTAGAAGAACAACAAATGTTAAGATAGTCAATAAAGATAATATTAGGTACGAAAGACTTTTTAAGATTAAGTTCATTAAGTAATGTTCTAAAGTGAATTGTTGAAGCTGAAGCTGTTGGATATTCTTTGATAATCAATTTGCCTGTACACTTTTCACGAACACGAGCAACTTTCTTATCATACAAATCTTTTGGTAAATTCATTAAATCATCAAGTGTTACATTCAATAGATTAGCATCTATTCTTTCAGCAATCTTTTCTTCAGCCATTTCCATAGTGATGTACAAAACATTTTTGCCTTGTACCATAGCTCCTGCAGCCATATGACACATAAAGAGAGATTTACCAACACCAGTGCCAGCGAGAGCAACATTGAGCGTTTTAGCTGGGAGTCCACCTTTTGTAATCTTGTTAAAACAGTCCAAATCAAAGGGAATTCTTTCTTCATTACGGTGGTAAAATTCATATCGCTCATTTGAGTCCTCTAAGTAATCATGTCCTACAGTTGTATCGAAGCTTATTGCGAGAGCATCCGATAATATTTTGGGAATCGAACCTTTGTCTTTGGTTTTATCTTTGCCATCGAGAATAGAAATAGACCCCAATACTGCATTGTAAATGGCTTTCTCTTGGCACCACTTTTCGGTTTTGTCA